CACCATTTCTACAGCCTAACTCGATTATTAGATAAATGGGTCAAGGAACAAAACCTTGAGCCTTACTTAGTAATGGAGTGGCGCGAAGAATTTATTGATGAGCATGACGCAGAGTTATATGAATATACTGCAACTTTATGCCATAAGCATCATTTACAACTACACTCTATATACGGTAAAGACCCACTATTAAGTACAGCGAAAAAACAAGAACGTTGGGTAGGAATTCAAAGAGATAAACATGGCTTGGTATGATAGATTTATAGGAAGAAAAGTTGAAGATGCGGATGAAACGTATCTAAAATTAAATCCTGTTCAACAATACTTTCAAGATATAAATTCCTCGAGAGAAGATCATACCAGCTACGAAAAATACTACGAAGAACTAGAAATAGTAAATCGTGGCGTAAATATGATTGTAGATGATGTTGCAGAGATTCCTGTTCGTGTGGGTGGCCCTACTAAAGCTAAAAGTATAGCAAAAGGTATTAAACGTTCAAAAGTAGATTTGTTACTTAACTTGGAGCCAAACTTATTTCAAGATATTAGTACATTTAAAAGAAACTTAGTTACAGACTATTTGTTAGATGGTAATATTTTTATTTACTATGATGGGGTTCACTTATATCATATTCCTGCAGACAATGTAACAATACATGGAGATTCTAAAAATTATATTGAAAAGTATACATACAATGATGTAGACTACTCTCCTGATGAGATTATACATATAAAAGAAAATTCTTTTTATAGTATATACCGAGGAGTTTCTAGACTAAAGCCTGCAGTTCGTACAATGAAAATTATTAAAGCTATGCGCAACTTTCAGGATAACTTTTTTAATAATGGAGCGGTTCCAGGTTTAGTACTAAAATCTCCAAATACTTTATCAGAAAAAATAAAAGAAAGAATGATACAATCTTGGACAGCTAGGTATAATCCTGCTAATGGAGGTCGAAGACCTTTAATTTTAGATGGAGGAATTGAGGTTGATGATCTTACAAATGTAAATTTTAAGGATTTAGATTTCCAAAACTCAATCTTAGAAAACGAAAAGATTATAGTTAAAGCATTAGGAATACCATATCTAATGCTAGATTCAGGTAACAATGCTAATATTCGCCCAAATATGCGAATGTACTATTTAGAGACTATACTTCCTATTCATAGAAAAATTAACTATGCTTTAGAAAGATTTTTTGGTTTTGAAATCAAAGAAGATACTACAGATATTCCAGCATTACAACCCGAAATGAGAGACCAATCTTCTTACTATACTTCTTTAGTAAATGGTGGAATTATTACAGCTGCTGAAGCACGAGACCGTTTAGGTTTTGATGAAATTGATAATACACAAGATATACGAGTTCCTGCAAATATAGCAGGTTCAGCAGGTAACCCAAATGAAGGTGGTAGGCCCACCGAGGAGGAAGAGGACTAATGCCCTCATCAGGTCAACGAAAAAAATTACTATTAGATTTAGCTATGTATTTCGCAGAAAGAGGCGAAATATGCAGCCCTAGAGAATTCAACTTAGATAGAGGTAATAGACCTGCTATGATTAAATCATCAACAGTTAATAATTATTTTGGTAGTTGGTCAGGTATGGTTAAGCAGTTAAAGTTATGTCATTCTGATATTCTTGATTCAAGTAAGAAAAAAGAAGAACCCGTATCTTTTCATGATCCTTTAGCAGACTATTTTGAGTCAAAAAATATAAAAGCAGAGCCCGACCCTTTAGCAGCATTAAGGGCAAGTAGTATAGAGAAATAATATGGAGAAAATCTTACATGTAGCCTCTACGTTTAAATCTCATGAAAATGATGATGGTAGCGTAATGATTCGAGGCATGGCAAGTACAGACCATTCTGACCGAGCAGGTGATGTAATCGCAGCCGAAGCTTGGACTAAAGGCGGCCTGGAAAACTTTAAGAATAATCCTGTAATTTTGTTTAATCACGACTATGATAAACCTATTGGTCGTGCAACAGGAGTTAATGTAACTAAGAACGGATTAGAGCTAGAGGCAAAAATTAGTAAGTCTGCCCCAGCGGCCGTTTGTGAATTAGTTAAAGACGGTGTCCTTGGAGCCTTTTCCGTTGGTTTCAAAGTCAAGGATGCTGATTACGTAAAAGAAACTGACGGATTAATGATTAAGGATGCTGAGTTGTTTGAAGTATCGGTTGTATCGGTACCATGCAATCAAGCAGCTACTTTTTCACTAGCGAAGTCTTTTGACTCTGTTGCAGAGTATGAAGAATTCAAAAAAACTTTCACCAATCGTGTCGATCTACCGGGTCAGTCTCTGACCTCTAAGGATTCAATTGAATCCAATGTGGTTAGTGACGCACCTAAGCACGTAGAGAAATCTACAAATAAGGAGACGAAAATGTCGGAAGATAATACTCCCGCAATCGACTTGGAAGCATTTGCTAAGAAAGTAGCTGATGAAACTGCTGCTAAAATTGCAATGAAACAAGCCGAAACAAAAGCTGCTGAAGAAGCGGAAGCGAAAGCTCAAGCTGAAGCTGCAGAGCAAAAAGCTGCTCAAGATGAGCAGGTTAAATCAACTATTCGTACTGGTATCGAAACTGGTGCGGAAAAACTCATGGCTGATGTACAAGCAGACATGGAAAAAGCAAAAGAAAGCGAAGTTGCTGAAGTTGTTGCTAAATATGAAGCTGACTTAAAAGAAAAATCAGCAGAATTAGAGCAAATGCGTAAAAGCAAGCGTGACTTTTCTGATACTCGCGGTAAAAAAGGCGATGTATCTGCATGGGGCAAAGAATTTTTACAAGCAAAAGTTCTTGGCGCCATTACTGGAAAAGGCTACGATACTTCTTACGGCCGAGAAATTATGGAAAAAGCAGGTGTAGACTTTAGTTCAGGTACTGCTCCAAGCATTGATAACGCTGTTATCACTCAGTTTGCAGAAGATGCTAAAGCTGAAACTAAAGTTGCACAACTTTTTTCTGAAATTCCTGTAAATGCAGGTGTTAGTGCAATGCCTTTTGCACCTCAAGCAGGTGTAGCTACTTTTAGTAGTGAAGGTATTTCAAAAGTTAATGCAGCTGACCAAAATCAGTTGACTGATGCTAGCGACGCTAACTATACTGTTGCAACTAAAGTATTAAATGCACACCGTTTGGTTGCTGGTACTTTTATTGATAATAATACGGATGAGCAAGTTGTAGTAAACTTATTACCAATGCTTACTTCTCAATTAGCTGTAGCTCATGCTCGTGCTTTTGACCAGGCAATCCTTTTAGGCAACTCTAGTTTTAAAGGACTAATTGGTGGTACAGGCACAGACGGAGCTAATAGTCCATATGCAGCAGACTCTCTTGGTGTTACTGCCAAAGATGCTTCTGCAACTGACGGTAGTGATCATGTAACTTCAGCTGACTTATTATCCATACGTGGTGATATGGGTCGTTACGGTGTAGACCCTACTCGTGTTGCATATGTTCTTCCATATGACCAATACTACGCACTTATGGATGATGCAGGCTTTGCAGATATCACAGAAGTTGGTAGTGATGCAGTACTTGGTCGCGGTATTAACCCCCGTGTTACTGGTATTCTTGGCTTTATTTATGGTTCACCTGTAGTTGCTTCTGAGTTTATTACTGGTGAGATTGCTGATACTGGTACTCCAACTACTACAGCAGCACTCGCAGTTAACTTAGATCAGTTTATTATTCCTCGTTTACGTGGTGTTAACATTGAAACTGATTATCAAGTTGCTTATCAGCGTACGGCTATTGTTGCTTCACAGTCTCTTGGATTTGAAGCTCTTGCGCCTGGCGCAGCAGGTGCACGACCTGCAGTTAGGATTGAATATCAATAAGCCGATATTTTTTCTTTATCAAACTTCGGGGTGGTTCGCCACCCCCAAGTTTTTACTAATGGACTTATAAGATGGCAGTTATAGTTAATGGTTTAGATCTAATTTCTCTTGCAGACTACAAAACGTTGGCAGGTATTTCATCGTCTAGTGATGATAGCAAATTAGAAGAACTTATTGATTCTGTGAGTCAATTAGTAAAAACTTATTGTGGGGTTAGTTTTTTAGATTACTACTCTGCTGATAAGACAGAGTTTATTACAAAGAATTTTAATACTCATTTAGTAGAGTTAACAGAAAGTCCTGTAAATACAGTTACCAGTGTTCAGGAAAGAACTTCTCCAACTGCATCATATACTACACTAACTGTAAATACAGATTATGTACTTGATGCAACTACTGATTGTTTATACCGAATGAGTGGCTCAGCATACCAAAACTGGCAAACTGGACCAAATGCGATAAAAGTAATTTATAGAGCAGGGTATTCCGCATTACCACAAGATTTAAGACTCGCGGTAGTAGACCTAATTACTTACTACCATAAAAATGAGCAGAAGCAAAGGCAAACTATTGCAGGTGCTACAATTCAAAATAGCACTACAAGCATGAGAAATAGTCCTGCTTTTCCTGACCATATAAAACGAGTTTTAGATATGCACAAAGTTTACTAATGAGTAAGTCTGTATTACGACAAAGAATAAGTAAATCACTGATTGAAAATTTTAATCGTAAAAGTGAAAAAAGTGT